CCTCATCCTCATAAGCACTATTTTCTGCTGACCAATATAAACTTTTTAAATTAGAACCTAACTCATCCAAATCATTTTTACATAATTCATTAAAAGCGTCTTCATCACTAACTAAACCATTCAAGTCTTCGGATCTTATTCTAAAATAACCATCAGTTCCTTGTTCTTCAGAAAGTTCAGAAAAAAAGTCAGAGTCATAATCCTCTGAAGATAATTCTACATCTCCGATTTCTTTGAAAATAATATCTTTAAGTGCTGTAATGTTTGAGTCATCTAATTCATCAACAACTTGATGTGGATGAACACTGTCATCGAAATACCAATCATGACCTAAACCATCTTCACTTAAAACTTTTTCAGCAACGTATCTAGCCCCACCATTTCGATCCTCACAAAAAAGAATTTTTAATTCTTCTCTATCTCTTAAATGAAGATAAAAACCGTCAGGTCTATTATCTACATCAGTAATAAGATTATTTGTAATATACTCCATAGCCCATTCGTAGTTATGACTCAATTCATATAATAAAAAATGGTTTTTAAATTCTTCTGGAACATCATCATACTGTGATTCTTCTATTAAATTATTATCAATCAAGAATTCCCAAATGTCATCGTCAAAACTTTCACTAGGAATCCCATTTAATTCTATTAAATGAAATAAATTTTTTGAAACAACAAATCTAAAAAATTCTTTTACAGATCCGAAAATGGGTTTAATATAAGTCTCATATTCCCCATCATTGAAATATTCAATTAATTGCTCTATATTCATTATTAATAAATACAAAAAAAGGGTGAAAAATTCACCCTTTAGTTAAGACTTTCTTTAACATCAATTATTTTTTGTAGTATTTTTCAACAACCTTCTTAACATTTTCCTGAACCGAAGTATTTTGTACAACTGGTTGAGGTTGTTGTTGTTGAGGTTGTTGCGTGCTTGCTACATTATTTGTTGATGCTCCGTTTTTGTTTTTACATCCGCAACCCATGATAATTTTTTTTATTAGTTTATTTACCATAAATATCGCATTGAAAATATAATTGTAAAGAAAAAAGTATTTATATAAAAAAATTTGATGTTTTATAATTTTAAAAAAATACTTAAAGAAGAAAAAGAAGAAGTTATACTCAGCCCTGAACAGTATCTTACAATTCTAAGTTCAATGAACTATCGAAGTGATTTTGTCCAAAACTTAGCACCTTTCAAAAATAAAAAAATTATAATCAGCGGCAGTTTACGAATTCAATCACTTCCAGTAAAAAAACTAAATGATCTTCACATAGAAGGTTCACTTATGGCAACTGATAGTGAATTAGAAAACATTGATGGAACCGAAATAGATGGTGGTTTTTATTACTCAAATACACCATATCAAAAAAAAATGCTTGAAAAAAGAGCACAAGAAGAACAAGAAACATCATCGATTAATAGGTTAAATAATACTTTGTTAATAGATGATTTTTACGAAACAAATGAGTTAAATGGATTGACGGCAATTTACAACTATTTTCTTTCATCAGGAAAGTTTAAGGAATATTCGGATGATCAAAAGTTGAGAATAAAAGAAATCAGAAAAATTTTTAAAAATCAGATAGACCCATCCGCTGAACTTATACGTGAACTATCTCAAGAATTAAAAGAAATATCGTTATCAGTTGGGGGGGACATTTATGACTTTATGATTGTGTCCGGAATTTATTCAATTCTTACGGTGAAGTGTACAAACAAAAATTTTTACGGAGAAGAATATAAAGTTGGGACCGATGATGAATTTCATGATGAACTTAAAGAGTATTGGGAAGGTTACCTAAGAGATAATTTGATGTCATTAGATGAATCATTAATTTTACGTTATTTAGATGTGGATTCTATTAAACAAAATTTAAGAGATCAAATTGAAGATGAAATAAGAGAATACCCAGGGGAATGGGAATTGAAATATGAACTCGACCCATATCAACTTCAAAGGATCGATGAATTAAATGATGAAATATTTTTTCTTGAAATCGAGGAATCATTAATTACAAAAGGTGCTAAACCAGAATTAAAACTTTTAGAAAATTTTGGCAAAAAAGGTTTAGAATATATTGACGGAAATAACATAAAATTCAAAGTTGTTTTTGACCCATTCTTCAAAATTTATATTAATAATTCAGAAGTTGATAAAATTCCTGCTCCGGATCTAAAAGACATAGAATATTATGAAGATGACGACAGAAGTAAAAGACTTAATCTAATTGGATATCATATTGATAAATTAAATTCTGAAATTCAAGAAATAGAACTTAATCCGGAAGGTCCAATCGATGAATCGGATTTGTCTGATATAGTTGACCAGGAATTAGACAAAATTGATGACAACCCCATCCAAACTTTAAAAGATCGAGACCTTTGGGGTTATTCTGATTTGTCATATTTTTTAGAATTTGATGATATGGCAAGAGATTATGCCGCAGATAAAGACTATCATGTTCTTTCTTTGGATAATTATTATTTTGAATATAATGTCGACGGAGAGACATATATTGTAATAAGAGTTTCTGATTAAAATGCTTTAAAATATAAATTATTTTAGTTATATTTTAGGAAGTGATGTCAAAACAAGGAAAAATCGATTTTTTATTACCTACAGATTGGATGTTTGAAAAACCAATAGATTCTGAACACAAAGAATATAAATTACTTTCTTACTTTCAAAAAATGGGGGAGAAATTGGATAATCTTGAACTTTATCCTGGATTTATAGAACTATCATTACATCTAATTAATATTCAAACATTATATAAACAAAGAAAAATTATTTATACCGATAAAAAATTCACATCAATAGATGACGAACTTCTTTTAAAGGATTTGAAAATTAAGAATTTACCAGATCTTACACCAGTTGAATTTTCCGAACTTAACAAAATTTTACAATATTCCTCACCAATGATCACAGAATATTTCGAAATTGCAAAATCTATTTGGAGTGCTATTTTTGACTCAGTGGATGTTAAATTGAAAAAAAATAAAAAATTTATCAGATCCAACGACGGATTCTTTTTTTATAGGAATTTAGAAACAAACATGATTTACATCTGGAAATATAACATTAAAAAAGTAAGCAAAACATCAACCGAAACCAAAACCACAACAAAATTATTGTTCAAGGACCTTACTAACGATTTGACCATACCAAAAATTTTTCTTAATATTTTTGAAAAAAACCCAAAATTAAAAAAAGATTCACCAATTTTTGAAATGAAATCTAAAGGAGTTTTACCAATTGAGGAAACTTTGTTACCAATATTCAAAAGAAAGGTGATGTCTTACATTTTACAGACCATCCTTTTTGAAAAACAAAAAGAAGATAATTTAAATATATCAATTGATTAAAATACAAAAAATGAAAAATAAAAAAATTATTGAAGTGAATTTGGGTGTTGGGGCTGATCAACTATTTCCAGAAATTATTAAAATTTTGATTGAAGATGATTCTGTAAATGAAGAAAAAAAAACGGTTAAAAAAAGTAAAAAAACCAAAGAAGAAAAATTAAAATAGTAGAATGTTTGAAGAAAAAGAGATGGTCAATCACCCTGATCACTATCAATCTGGTAAAAATAATGAATACGAGGCAATCAAAGTTATTGATGCTTGGGATTTAGGATTTAGTTTAGGAAACACAGTAAAATATATATCACGTGCAGGAAAAAAAGGAAAAGACAAAGAACTTGAAGACCTCAGAAAGGCATTATGGTACCTCCAACACCACATCGAAACAATTGAAGAAAAAAACCGGAATCAATAAAGAGATAACTATCTGGGATGCTTTAACAACACCCAAAGAGTTGATGAGAGAAACTCTTATAAATTTCTCCTGGGGATTTCTAGGGAATTCAATTGTCGTGTTCGCTTCGAAAGAAATGGACTTACTGGTACTATTTAATTTTATACTATACTACATTTTCATTTCTTACATTGTGAATAGACAAAAATATGAGACCCTACTTGGAAAATTTATAGTTTTACCAGGATCAGCAGCCGCAGGAGCATTTGCCGGTTACAAATTGGCTCAACTTATATCAACTTTCGGTTGATTATTCTTCAATCAAGACAGAATCACCAACTCTAATGTCGTATTTTAAACAGTCACCACCAGGTATTTCTAAAACAATATCCCCGGTACCAGGATAATTTATACATTCACTTGGATTTTCTTCTCGACATGGAGGACAATTTGAGTAAATTTTTGAAATAACATGTCTATTACTTGAATTAGATGAATGGCTAATATAGATTATGTCCAATGGTATCACACAATTATACATCCAAAAACTGTGATTACCATAACCCATCATAAACATCATACCATCAAAAGTTGAATCGAATTTCTTGAGTTGCATACCTTCTTTAATGTCCTTGTCTGTCATCATGCATTTGACATTGTAAGAATTATTATTTATTATTACTTCCATACTTATAAATATAAAAAAATAATATTAAATGAAAAGATACTCAGGGATTATTGTTAGAAATGAAGACAAATATCTACTATGTAAAAGAAATTACGAGGGTAATCTTCCTGGAGTCTGGTCCGTACCTGGTGGTCACATGGAAGATAACGAAACTCCAGAAGAGTGTGCTAGAAGAGAATTTTTCGAAGAGACCAATTACAAAATTGATGGTAGATTGAATTTGGTTGGTTTTATTGAACACACAAATAATGAAGATGAAATGAAAGGTCTGATGTATGTTTACTTTTATGATTCTGATGATGAAATTA